GATGAGGTTTATACGCCTTAAGTATAAGATTTTAAATGCTCAATGAAGAAAACTTATATCAAAATTCTTTGAAGAATAATGATTTTAGTCTTTCCTTCGATTGATACATCTAAATACCTTCGACCATTATTTAAAGTAATATTCAAATTACTTAAAAATAATGGAACTATATATACTATCAAATATCTGAAAAGAGTTAGACTACATTGTACAAGATACATATGTGGTCATCCTCTATTCATTAATGATATGATGATAGGTATAGATAAAGAAGGTTGACCAAAAGTTTTCTCCTTCCTGAAACCACTTGTAGATGGTAATCTTGAATCATTAAAATATTTGTTCACAATCCTTAACTTCACAAGAAGTTGGGATTTAACAAATAAAGAATGATCAAGAATCAAACCTGATTATGATAGTATAACTAAAGAGTCAGCAATGACTCATATTATACCATCAGGAATAATCAATAAGTTTGTTCAGGAATATAGATTAAAATCTAGCCATCCTGAGTTTGATAAATTGAAAGATGTATATCTTTCAACAAAAGCTGGTCCAAATGGACCAGCCACTTTATCAGCTCAGCAAGATTTGTTGAATTTTGACTATCCAATGATGGATAGAATATTCAAAATTACAACAAATGATGGAATAGATTTCTTTTCCAAGAATTATTCGGAAGCCTTTAACAAAAACATCAAACCTTCAAAGTTAAGAACTTTGGGTAAGATATCTTTTGTTAAAGATCCGGAGTGTAAGTTAAGAATAATTGCGATCAGTGATTACTTTTCACAATTATATCTTAAACCTATACACAATAAGATAATGAATAAACTTCAAAATCTTCCTTGTGATAGAACTTATACTCAATCTCCATTTAATAAATGAGAGATTAATAACGAGAACTTCTGATCCTTGGACTTAAGTTCGGCAACTGATAGATTTCCTGTAGAATTACAGAAAAGGCTTATGGCTAGAATCTTTGATATGAAACTAGCACAGGCCTGACAATCTATCCTTCAAGAAAGAAGTTTTAGTACACCGACTGGTGAACAGTTAAAATATAAAACTGGTCAACCAATGGGTACCTACTCTTCTTGAAGTGTTTTCACCTTGACTCACCACTTGGTTGTGTACTATTGTGCACAACTTTGTGGTTACAAGAACTTTGACCAGTATATAATTCTTGGAGATGACATTGTCATAAAAAATGACAAAGTCGCCAAGAAGTATATGCATGTAATCAAAGGTCTTGGAGTTGAATTATCTTTACAAAAAACACATGTATCATCAAATACATATGAATTTGCTAAAAGATGAATCCAAGAGAGTCATAACCGTGAGATCACCGGACTACCACTTGGAGGTATCCTTAGAAATATAAATAATCCTAACATTGTTTTTACAGTGTTATATGATTATTTTAAAATCAAAGGTAATTACCTTCCAAGTAGTACCAATTCTTTAGTAGATTTGGTTAACTCCTTTTATCATAAATTGATAATTCGAAATAATAGATATTTCAAATTATCTAATTCTATGATTACATCCCTTCAGAATTTCTCATTGATGTTAGATGTAATCTTTGGTTATTATTCTTACGACAAGATACGTAATCTTTTCGCAAAGAATATAACAACCTTAGATTACAATATTCCAAATGATGATACAATCCTTTCCGAATTGAAAAGGGTATTATCACATGGACTAAGATCAAGACTCTTGGAAATGAATGTGAAATTAATAAATTCTCCAAAAACTTTAATATCAAAATTTGATATTGAAGATAAGAATTTATTAAATAACAATCCAATATTCCTGGCCATCTATAATACATTATCTAGATTTAGAGATATTAAGTTGGATGATCTTAATGATCTCCATAATATCTCTAAACAGATATGTGATTTAAATATTGACTCTATTTTCAATAAAGATCGAAACAAAATTCAATCTCTAATTGAAATAGGGAAAATATTAAAAGATGGTTTCAAATATATCAACAGTACCACTGAAGTATATTATGGATCAGCTACATTAACTGATTCATTCACTTTAGAAGGTACTGGTAAGATCATTATGTCTAATTTAAAGACTAGTGAACTTACAGATATAATTGAAGGTACATACACAGAACCACAAATAGGTGGTTATGCCAGTATGTGAGAAAACTTCAAGATGTAGAAGTCGATAATGATAAATCATTATCTCCACTAACCATAGTGGGGAACTTAG